AGCTTTAATTAAAAAGTTTGAAGGATGTAAACTTGAGGCTTACCAAGACTCAGTAGGAATTTGGACAATTGCATACGGCACTATTAAAGGCGTTAAAGAAGGCGATAAAATAAACCAAGACGAAGCAGAGCATTTATTACAAGAAGAACTGCCTGAATACGAAGGCTATATAAATGATATGGTTNAAGTACCTTTAGAACAAAATCAATTTGATGCGCTTTGTTCTTGGGTTTACAATTTGGGACCAACTAATTTAAAAGAATCCACGATGTTAAAAGTATTAAACGAAGAAAAATACGCAGAAGTACCACAACAGATTAAACGTTGGAACAAGGCTGGAGGAAAAGTACTTGATGGTTTAATACGTAGAAGAGAAGCGGAAGCTTTGTTATTTGAAGGAAAAGAATGGCTGTAACTAAACTAATATTTAATCCGGGGATCAATAAAGAATCTACTGATCTTATGGATAAAGGCGGATGGGCAGATGGTAACTTAGTTAGATTTAGAAAAGGCTTACCAGAAAAGATTGGCGGTTGGAATAAATCAACAACCGAAAACTATGAAGGTACAGGTCGTGCACTAACAGCATGGGTTGCTCTTGATGGTACAAGGTATTTAGGTTTAGGTACTACCTTTAAATATTATGTTACAACCGGTGATGTTCTTAATGACGTAACTCCAATCCGTGTAACAACTGGCAGTAATGAAATATCTTTTTCTGCAACTAATGGATCTTCTACTTTAACAGTAACAGACAATAGTCATGGTGCTGCTGCAAATGACTTTGTTACTTATAGTGGATGTGCAACATTAGGAGGTTTAATAACAGCTAATGTATTAAATCAAGAATATCAAATTGTTACAGTTACAGGCGTTAATACTTATACGATTACAGCTAAAGATACTTCTGGTGCAACAGTAACAGCTAACTCTAGCGATAGCGGTAACGGTCAAGGGACAGTTATTGGTGCATATCAAATTAATGTAGGTTTAGATGTATACGTACAATCAACTGGTTGGGGTGCTGGAACTTGGGGTGCTGGAACATTTGGATCATCAAGTGCAATATCAGAATCAGGACAATTAAGACTTTGGTCTCATGATGCTTTTGGAGAAGATCTAATCATTAATCCTAGAGCCGGTAGCGTTTATTATTGGGATGAATCATCAGGCACAAGTGCTAGAGCAGTAGACATTACAACTTTATCTGGAGCAAATTTATCTCCAACCAAAGGTCTTCAAACCATTGTTAGTGATATTGATCGTCACGTTATTGTATTGGGTGCAGATCCAATTGTAGGTAGTGCTAGATCTGGTGCTATAGATCCTTTATTAATAGCATTTTCTTCTCAAGAAAGTATTACAGAGTGGGAGCCTACTTCTACAAACACAGCTGGATCATTAAGATTATCATCTGGATCTCAAATTATTGGTGGGTTAAGAGCAAGACAAGAAATATTAATATGGACTGATACTGCTTTATATAGCATGCAATTTGTTGGTGCTCCGTTTACTTTTGGAGTTAATTTAATTAACGAAAACGTTGGTCTTATATCTCCGAATGGATTTGTTAATGCACCTGATGCTGTGTATTGGATGGCTAGAGATGGTTTCTATACATACACCGGATCAGTGCAAAGATTAGAATGTTCTGTTTTAAATTATGTCCTCGATGATTTTAATTCAAGTCAATCTTTTAAAGTAACAGCATTTACAAACAAAGAGTTTAATGAAGTAGGTTGGTTCTATCCATCTTCTTCTAGTACAGAAATAGATAGATATGTTGCATATAACTATTTAGAAGGTGCATGGAGTATTGGAGAACTATCACGTACAGCCTGGTTAGACGATGGTATATTTCAAAAACCTAGAGCAACCGGTAAAGATAGTTCTGTTAATTACATCTACACTCATGAAGATAGTGATGATGCAGACGGCCTACCAATGGACAATGTCTTTATAGAGTCTGGTGATATTGATATTGATGATGGAGAAAAGTTTGGCTTCGTAAAGAAAATTATTCCAGATGTTAAATTTATTGGAAACAATTCTAGTACTGGTCAAATAAACTTTGTGCTAAAAACAAGAAACTTTCCGGGAGATACTTTAACTACTAACTCTACTAATAATGTAACAAGTAGCACACAACAAAACTATGTTAGGGCTAGATCTAGACAAATGGTGTTTAGGGCTCAGTCAGATGATGATGCAGCCACAGGAGTAAGAACTGGTTTCAAATGGAGACTTGGAGCAAACAGATTTGAAATTAGACCTGATGGAAAAAGATAATGGCAAGGCTTTTAGAAAGTAGATTACCATTAGCCTTAAACAATGTTGATTCAACAACGTTCAATCGTCTAGTTAGAATACTAGAAATTAACTTAGGACAGTTCGATCCTAACTCAACACCACAGTTTAATGATTCTGAGATTACTACTTTGGCTTTTAATCAAGGTGATGTAATATGGAATACGTCTATCGGTGTATTGCAAGTATATACTGGCAACCGATGGGTACAGTTACATACTCCTGTGAATCCACAGGGTTACGAGCTGCAGTCATCATTAGGTTCTGTTACGATTAAGGTAGCAGGAAATACTACAATAACAATATAATAAGATTAACAATGAAAAGTTTATCTGAAGGAAATAAAGGCATAAAAGCCCTAGCTAAAAAGAATCCAGCACTTGTTGAAAACAAATTTGGTTACGATGTCCCTGGATATGATATGGGTGGGATAGCAAGTATTCCTGACCTTGGAAACATTGAAAGATTTTTAGCAAGAAATCCAGACTTTGATTATATGAGAGATGTATTAGGCGTTACGCCTTCTGATCAAGTAGCCACTGACCAAGTAGTTAGTAACATACCTGAATCAGATCGTCTCGCTATGGCTTATGGTGCACCGCAAGTAGGTGACGGCCGAGGTTCTTTATATCAAGACTTACAATACAAAGACATTACTCCAGGACAAGACATATCAATTGATGCAAGAGATGAAACTCCTGCTGCTTATAGATTCTATCCAAGTGAAGTATCAAAAATATATTCAGAAGCAAAGGGTGTACCTTTCTCACCTTTAGTTGCACCGCCTAAAGAAGCTACATACGTAGACACCTTGGGTTCAAGGCGTATACAAAGCCAGCTATATGCTAAAGATGGTACTTACGTTGATGCACAAGAGTTTCCAGAAAGAGAAGAATTAGTAACAGGTCCCGGTGGCGAGCGAGGAGACAAGATACCAGCTATGTTAAGCGATGGTGAATTTATCTTTAACTCAGCTGCAGTTAGGGGTATGGGTATTATGGCCGGTGCAAACCCAGATGATGAATACGAACAAAGATTAATGGGTGCTCGTCAGATGTATGATTTTCAAAAAAAAGCTGAAGAAATGGCTAAGATGTATAAATAATGGGAATACTTGATAGCAAAACAAAAATGGGACCAGGGGCTGAAGTAATAACTACGCCTCAAACAGGTTATTCTTTTGTCTCTCCATACATGGAAGACTACTCTAGAAGACTACTAGCATCTTACTTTGGATCTCCGGGAGAGTACGAAGGGTTAATATCTCAACCTAGAGATATCCCTATAGAACAAACAGCAGGACTTACACCATTACAAATACAGGCTCGTCAAGCAGCAGGTGGATTAGGAAACTTTCAAGGAAGCCTAGACCAAGCATCTGGGTTGTATGGTAAACAAGAAGCTAACTTAGATGCTGCTATGGGTTTTTTGCCACAGGCTCAAGCTGGTATACAAGAAGGCATAGGCTTTCAAAGAGAAGGATCCGATTTAGCTAGAGGAGCCGGAAGGTTCTCAGATGCAGCAGAAAGCATGATAGGCACAGGTGCAGAAACTGTAGCTGGTGGCATAGGTGCATTACGTAGAGCAGGAGAATTTGCAGAAACTGCTTCTCCTGATTTTGGTGAAGCAGAAGGAATATCAAGAGGTGCTGTTTTTGATCCAAGCAAAGCAGAGTCTGGATTAAATCTTGCTGCAATGACAGGAGCAGGATCTACTAGAATGTTTGATCCAGTTTCTACATCTAGATTCATGGATCCTTACGAAGATCAAGTAGTTCAACAAACATTACAAGATATTAACAGACAGTCAGCCCAAGCAGACATTGGTCTTAGAGATAGAGCTGTATCAGCTGGAGCATTTGGTGGATCAAGAGGAAGAATAACTCAAGAAGAATTAGCAAGACAAACAGGTAGAGGAGCTGCAGAAGCTGTAGGTGCTCTTAGAAGTCAAGGATTTGGTAGAGCTCAAGATGCAGCAAGACAATCATTTGAAGCACAACAAGGAAGACAAGCACAACAAGCAGGATTATTAAGTGGTATTTCAGGACAACTTGGAAGCCTTGCTTCACAAGGGGCTTCATCAGAATTACAAAGAGCAGGACAACTTGGTCAATTCCAAGGACAAGGTGCAGATGCAATAGCTAGACAGTCACAATTATTCTCAGGATTAGGCGGACAACAAGCATCCATAGGTGGGCAACAAGCAGCACTAGGTAGTCAAATGGCTGGTCTAGGACAACAACAGGTAGCTAGAGGTCAGGCATTAGGTGGCTTTGGATCTAACATAGCAGCCGGTGGTCAGGCGTTAGGTGGACTAGGATCTATGCAAGCCGGGTTAGGACAACAATATGGGCAGATTGGTCAAGGCATTGCTGGTCTAGGACAACAAGGACAAAGTCAGTTGGGCGCACAGATAGGATTGCTAAATCAATTAGGTCAACAGGGTCAAGCTACTCAACAAGCAGGACTATCAAGACAGTTTGCTGGAGCACAACAACTTGCTGGAGAGCCATTACAAAGACTAATGCAAGGTCAACAGTTACTAGCTGGATCACCAATGGGTGGTATCTCTGGTGGTACTGGTTCAAGTGCTTATCAACCTCAGTCTTATCAAGCACCAAGTTCTTTCTCTAAAGCAGCTGGAGCCATAGGGACTGTTGCAACTCTTGCTGGAATGTTTAGTGATACAGATTTAAAAACTAACATTAAAAAAGTTGGTGAACTAGAACCTGGTATTGGTTGGTACACATGGGATTGGAACGAAAAAAGTAAAGAGTTAGGCGCAGAAAGTGAGCCAGCTGAAGGCGTACTAGCACAAGAAGTATTAGAAGTTAAACCAGATGCAGTAATAGTAAAAGATGGTTACTACGCTGTAGATTATTCTAAGGTGCTGTAATGAGTATTACATCAGGACTTGCCCCAATTAGAAACTACGCCAATGGTGGAGATGTAAATACAAAAAGACAAAGTATGTTGGCAAAATTGGGCTTTCCTAGTGGAATGACTAACGAACAGCTAGATGCAGCAATAGCAGAAGAAGAGAGAATATCTAGTATTTCTAGTGGAGGCAATGCTCCAAAAACGGCAGGTGATTTTACACAAGACTTTAAAGACTACGTTTTTGATTATGAAGATCCTGTTGATATTGCAACACTTCCTTTATATGCATTAGGTCCAGCTGGGATCGCTGCAAACAGAGCTATTAAAACTGGACGAGTTGCAAACAAAGCATTTAAACCTAGTGGCATACAATCCATATTATCTAACCCAGGTGTAAATGTAGGCATACCTTCAGCAACTTTAGCTGGAGATGTTACTTATGATTTAGCCACAGACGAAGAGTTCATGGGTGATATAAAAACTATAGCTGGTATTGAAGATGATGCATTAGATCAAGCTAACGAAGATCTTAAAAAAGTAAACGAAAAAGAAGAACAAGAAGTAGCTGATGCAAAAGACATGGAAGATGAAAGTGAAGAAGAAAAAAAAGGCATAGGAGCATTACAAGATCAATTAGCTTCTTTTCAAGGAATGATGGATCCTGGAGAAATGACAGGAGGATACATTATGGAAGGATCTAGTACAGCTACTCCAGAGATCAGAAGATACGAGGCTGGTGGTATAGCTAGTCTAGAGCCTGTGATGATGGCTGCTGGTGGATCTGCTAGATCTAAAATATTTACAGAGGGTATTAAAAAATTAATAAAAAAAGTTACACCTAAAAAGAAAGATAAAGTAGAAGCTAAAAAGAAAAAGTCTGATACTAAAAAAGAAACCAAAACAGAAAAAGCAAAAAGAATTTTACCACCTGAACTTGCTGTTCCAGCTACTGTTATTGGTAGAGGAGCTACTAATATTAGTAAAGAAGCCCTTAAAAAAGCGGGTGGTGAAGGCGGTATAGGAAGAGGAGCTGCTAGAGCAGGCATATACGGTGGTCTTGGACTGGCTGGATACAATTATTTAACTGGTGATGATGAGAAAAGTAGTGAAGCAGCAGAAGTTAAACTTCCTCCTTCTACAGAAAAAGACGAATCAGATGCATTAAAAGATATTCTTTATCAAAACAGTTTAGAAAGAGCAACGTCAGCAGGTAGAACAGAGCCTTCATTTGTAGACTACTTAGCATCTTTCCCCGGAAGCTACACTGAAAAGGTTGGTAAGGATCCTGAATTTGCAAAACAAATGATGGCAGGATTTATGGCTATGATGAAACCAACAGAAGGTTATGTACCTAGAAATGCATTGGTTGATTTTGGTGAAGCAGCGTATGCAGAACAAGCTAGACAAGAGGGTGCGTTGTCAGATCAAGAAAAGTTATTACGAATGAGTGATGAAGATATTTCAAGATTACAAGACATACAGGCTGGTGCTCAAAGATTAACAAAAGAATCTATATTAGCATCAGGTCTATTGTTAGCTCAATTTAGAGAACAGTTAACAGGGGATAAAGACGGAGAAGTATATGATACTAACAACCTTAATATTCCATTAAACAATATTTCAATGTTAGCATTAATGAAAGAATTAAATGATGATCCAGTTGAACTATCTAAGAGAATTATAAGAAAGCCATAAAAAGTTATGCCTATAATAACTTTGAATACTGGGGAAAGAATATTTGTTGAAAGTGATGACCCAGAAGAAATTAAAAAAGCCTCTGAAAGAGCTACTAAAACAGGATTAAGTAGATCTAAATCTGGTTCTGGCATAGGAGACATAGGCCGAGGCATAGCTGCTGGTGTTGTATCTATACCTCAAGGGATCGCCACCATACCAACAACTGGTATAGATCTTTTATTTGATACAGACGTAACAGATGACGTTAATGATTTCTTTGATTCTATTAAACCAGACGTACAGGGTACAGCTGGTAAGACAGCACAAGTAATAACTCAATTTGGTATACCGGGGCTAGGTGTTGCTAGTGCTTTATCAAAACTAACTAAGTTACAACAACTAGGAAGTATAGCTGCGGTAGATGCAGCAGTTGCTACTGATGATGTAGATACTTTTACAGACATGTTGTTTGATAAAGAAAGCGATGAAGAAAGATTAAGAACTTTGCAGGGAAGAGATGCAGCTCTAGCAAGACTAACAGAAAGACTTCAAGTATTTGGAGAGACAGCAGCAGTAATGTATACAGTTCCATTAGCCGTATCAGGTGCTGTCAAAGGTGTGGGTGCTGGTCTAGATTTAGCTGCTCCTTATATGGGAGCTTTAGCTAAAGCAACTATAGGAGATGGATCTCAAGGTGTGGCTATGGCTTCTAAAGCAGATAAAAGTTCTTATGATTACATTAAAAAGTTCTTTAGGTACGGTGGTAAGTACGAACAAACGGCAGCTAATAACAAGCTTATAGCAGATGTTATGCAAGCTAAGATGTTATACACAGCCAATCTTGTTAATCCTATTAATGATTCAATGAAAGGAATTAGACAAACATTAGAATCAGCAGCATCTGCTGGTGGAAGACTAAATGATGAAGATGCTTTTAAAATTACTAAAGCTATAGCTACTTATCGTGCACCATTAATAGCAGTAGAAAGAGAGTTTCCTGAACTTGTAGGCACAGCAAAGAAAAATAAAATGAATCAGTATCAAAATGATGCTATGAAAATTATTGAAAGTTTTGAAGGGTCTGGAAATAAAATTGATTATGAGGCATTAGGAATAACAAAAATAAATAAAGATACAGGTAAAGTGTCAGTAGATTTTGATAATAAAATATCTGAAGTTTTAAAAAGAAATCAAGGAGCATTCAAACAAGAACAACAATTAATTTATGACTTTAGTGATTCAAAGCAAACGTTTACTAGATTATTTATACCGCCAGCTTTAAGAGAGGCTATTGGTGAAAACATTGGATTGTATGGAACAACAACGTACAGAGCTATATTAGATTCTAATTACAAAGTTCCATCTGAATTAAAAGACGCAGCCATTAGAGAAATTCAAGATAAAATTCCGGGGCTTGGATCTAAAAATGCTGCAGAGAATGCTTTTTTTGATTTAACAAATCCAGGGCAAGCTAAAGAAGCTTATCAAACTCCAGAGATGTTTGCTGGAGGTATAACTTTTGGCATGCTTCAAGGCAAAGATCTTAAAAACTTACCAGCAGTAAGAAAGGCTATGGGAGAAGTTACTGCACTTGATTACTCTAAACCCGGTGACTGGAAGAAAGCATTACAAGATGAAACAGTTGCTGCTTCAGAAACTATGTCTAAGCTTGGTGCATTAGCTGGAAGATCCAAAGCATTTGAAGAAATAAGATTGATAAATGATACAGCTGAAACAACAGGTAGAACATCATTTTTAAAAAATGCTGAAGAGTTTTTTCCAGCCGAAGTTCAAAAATTAAAAGAAGGTAAAATAAAATCCTTACCCAATCAAACTACAATTAATGGAGTTAAGTATTTTAAATTTGGAAAAGATGTAGGATCGTTAAAAGATACTTACGCACCAAAAGTTTTTCATGATGCTTTAAATGAAACCACCACCCAATGGTTAAACAATATTCCTACTCCGTTACAAAAAACATATCAAGGACTTTTAGGGTTAAAAGCTATTTCTCAATACGGTAAAACAATACTTGGTCCAACTGCTCAAATAAGAAACAATACGAGTGTGCCGTTTATGGCCATGATGAATGGTAACTTGGGACCTAGCGGTAACTTTGGAAAGAATTTTAAGTTAGCCTTTGCTGGAATATTTGATCCTAAAGCTAAAACAAAATTTGCTGATCAAATAAAAGAAGCATCTGAATATAATTTAATGGTGGGTAGAGGTACTCAATTACAAGAGATTGGTGATGTTGCTGCTTATTCAACAAACAACATAGAAGTCTTAGGAAAATTAAAAGCAAAACCCATAGGCGAGATCATGACTAGGGTAAAGGAAGGACCACTTGGCATTGCAGAGAGAGCTTACACAGGATCAGACAACGCTGCTAGGTTAATTAACTGGAGTGGAGAACAATCAAAACTTTCAAAAGTTATAGTTAATTCTACAGATGACACAGTGCTTCCAATAACTTCTGGTAAAAATATGTCTGACCCAGACATACAAAAACTTATAACGCTAGAAAACAATCAACCTGTTATTAATGTTGGTAAGTTAAAGGCTGCTGGTGATAATGTTTTAGATAAATTTATTAAAGGTGAAGCTGCTGACATAGCATTAAACGTAACACCTACTTACTCAAGAGTTCCAGAGATAGTAAAAGAATTAAAATATATTCCAGTCATAGGTAACTTTACTGCATTTCCTGCTGAAGTTATTAGAAATACAGTTAATACTTTAGAAAGAGGAATTAAAGAACTTGCAAGTAACAGTGCTGAGTTGCAGAAAGTAGGTGCTAGAAGAATAGCTGGTGCTGTAACAACAACTGTCGGTGTTCCAGCTGGGTTAACTGCTACAGCTTTAGCGATGACCGGGGCTGATCAAGAACAACTAGATGCTTACAAAAGATCTTTTGCTGCACCTTGGGAAAAAACAGCTACTATGATTCCAACCGGTACTGATGCTGCTGGTAACATTACAGGCCTATATAACTTTAGTTATACCAACCCTTATGATTTCTTACAAAGACCAGCTAAAGCTATATTTAATGCTATATCTGAAGGAGAAAGAAACGAAGCAAACTTAATGAATATATTAACTAATTCATCCTTTGGAGCACTTGGTGAATTAACTGATCCTTTTTTATCTACGAGTTTAGGAGCAGCGTCTTTAAAAGAAGCATATGAAGGCAAAACAGCAACCGGTAAAATTATTTATAATGAGTCAGATCAAACTGGAGAAAAAGTAATGAAAGGAATGCTTCATTCTTTTAATGCTGTAGCTCCAACTTTAACACCTATTAGATTTGAAACTGATGCGGATGGTGTTCAAATTGTACCAAAAGATTTTATTACAGCAGTTGCTTCATTAGGGACCGGAACAAAAGGTGTAATCTCTCCAAGAGGTAAACCTATTGATGTTGCAGAAACAATGGTCTCTGCTTTTTCTGGAATAAAAGTAATCAAACCACAAATTGATAGATCTCTTTATTACAAAGCAGCTGAAGCTAAAAGAGCCATAAGAGAAACGACTAATGAATACAACAGACTATTAAGATCTAGCAATGAAAGAGATGCAGAAGAATTTATTCAAGGTTATATCAATACTAATAAAGATAGATACAGTTCTTTAAGAACACTTTACACAGCTATAGAAGACGCAAGAAAGCTTGGGTTAAAAGAATATGAAATAGATGAACAACTGAAGGTTGCTAAAGTAGCCAACAGAGACATGGTTATGCAAGGCTTGTTTAATCCAAGTCAAATTAACGAAGATGTTCTCAATCTTGCTTTACAAAGCACAGAAAGAAAAGCTGCTCAACCAGTTCCAGAATTAGATCTTGCTTTAACTGAAGCAAATTTAACAGGTCAAAGTTTACAAGGACAATTTGTAGATCCTGGAGTACAATCTACACGTCCTTCAGCAACAAGAGCATCAGATGTTCTCAGACAGGAGGAACTGAATAAAATTCTTACAGGAAAACCTTAAGCTTGGAAATAGATCTACCACTAGAAGTCTTCTACTCAAAAAATAAGAAGTTCATTCTCAACCTCAACAACTACCGCAACGCTCATTACCGGGTACTATCTACAGCTAAAAGAATTTATTCAGATAACCTTGTACCTAGGCTAGAGGGCTTTGATAGTTTCTCTGAGCCGGTAACTCTAACCTACACCTACTATGCTAGAAGCAACAGAAGACTGGATATAAGTAACCCTTGTTCTATCATAGATAAGTTTGCGTGTGATGCTTTGGTCAAAGCTAAGATCCTGGAGGATGACAGCTTCAATCAAGTCAAACAAGTGGTGTATATATTTGGTGGTGTGGATAAGGACAATCCAAGGTGCGAGCTACAGATAACTAAAACGGAACTCCCGTCTCAACCCAAGGCTTAATCTTTACTATCGTTCCTTGTAGGCATTTCTTAATCCACTCAGCTTTCTTCAGTATATCCATAGGGAACCCGGAGTTGACCACTTGTATTAGTTCTTCACTAGAATAAAAGTTATTGTCTTCAGAGTGTTTGTTAGCTGGTACGTTAACGAATCTAAAGCCATCCTTCTCATACACAACGATGTCTGCATCTTGTTCTACAAGCGTAGCCGGTATTAGTTCTGGAATGTAATTGTGACGATTGCATCCTTTAGTCTGACGGTCTGTGCTGATCTTCTTATCGTGCTGAGTGCAATGCCAGTGAGCATCTTTCTTATTTATATCTACTTTTGCGAACCGACATGAGCGACAGTGGATCTTCGCGGGCAATGCTCTACCCAAGTAAGAAGCTTGTTGAGCCGGGGTCATGTAACTGCGGATGCGATAGTCAGTCTCAGGTATGTAGTTCTCTGGTGGTGACTCAGATAGCAGAACGTTCTTAGCTTTCTCAATCAAAGCATCAAAAAGATTCTTATCAAACTCTACGATCTCAGTATATAAGTCTGAGTTGTTCTTGTTGTAGACGATAGCTATGGCATGTTTAAACTTAAAGAAGCCCATGTATAAATGTAACTGAGCAGCGTACTCATCGGACCATTCACAATAGCTTCCTATCTTATTTAGGTTCTTAAAGCGATTGTCGTTAGCTGTCTTGAACTCTAATAGATATGGGTTGTCTTGGTCTAGTCCCGGAAGGTTACTTGCTACACCATCTATATGGCCTTTAACGTGCCCTCCTAGGGCTTTAGTTTCAAACTGCTTACCGTTCTTATCTACGTCATAGATCGAAGCACCAGGTATCTTTCTGAGCTTCTTAATAAGATCATCTTCTACTACGTTACCTAGGTCTAATAGACGTAGGACTCTAGGCTCCCAATCATCTGGCATCAACCAACGGTAACGCATCCAGACCAAACGCTGGTTAGGATTACCAATCCCACTGATACCTAAGTAAAACCTTTGGTGTCTTTCCTCGTCTAGTTCAACCTGATCTAGTAAGTCATGAACGATTGTCATAGTTTTATTCTCTCATTCTTTTTGTTTCTGATACCAATGACATTCTCATACTGACCTTGCTTTTGAATAGCTATCTCAGATATAGAATCAAAGGCTCCATTGTTTATTAATTCGGCAGCCATCCAGGCTTGCTTGGGAGATCCCCATTCATTGGTAATCTTCTTCCATTTACGCAC